TAAATGTCCAGACTCAATTGAATATGATAGAGAGACCCATCGACTATTAAAAGATATTCATATGTTTGACGTATTGCGTTCAGATAAGAGTATTTCATCAAATGGTCTAGAGCCTAGAACTCCATTTTTAGATAAGGAGTTTGTTAATTATTATTTGTCTATTCCTATGGAATTCCGTAATCATAATATTACTGGAACTATGGAGAAATTCTTATTAAGAAGTGCTTTTCAAAAGGATAAATTATTACCAGATGAGATCCTTTGGAGAAAGAAAGAGGCATTTAGTGATGGAGTTAGTAATAAAGGTAAGTCACTATTTACTATTCTTCAGGATTTTATTGTGAAGAATTTTATGACAGATAGTGATTTGTGTCCAAGAGAGAAGGAAAAAATGTATTATAAGCATATTTTTGATAAGGAGTTTCCAGAGCAGTCACATTTAGTGCCTTATTATTGGATGCCAAAATATGTATCTGCTGAGGATCCTAGTGCGAGAACATTATCATTATATGATGATAAAAAAGATGATAGTGAATGTGATGTGGAAAATATAACTATTAATATTGGTAAATAAATAATAAGTTATACAATAATTAATAAAAATAATAAATTGTATTATATAATTTATATATAATACAATGAACCAACAAGAACTACATATTTTTCAATCAAATGCATTTACAATTATTACATATTTAACATGGTTTCTTTATTTTGCAATTTTACTAGGATTATCCGCAAATGCCCCACAATATTTAGATAGTCTACAATATTATGTCAAAATATATGTTAGTTTGTTCTTAATATTGCGCTTTAATCCTTTTACATATACTCGTTTTACCGAATTGGACGCACGGATTGCCTTTAGTGCCGGACTATTCTTACTAACAACTACAGCAATTGACCAGATTTTGATAGAATACTTTGAAGATTTAAGAGGTTATATAGATTTTTTTAAATTCTAAATACGATTGCGTACAGTTTTATTTTTAAGTTTTTTATTTTCATTTTGTCTATGTCCTCTATTTTTAGCTGTGCGATTATTTGGCTTCTGATCAAAAAAGGTGTGTAAATGCTGTAATATTTTTTTGGATAACATTATATCTATTTCATGTTCTACATTCATTTTCTCTACATATGTGTAGGCGTACTTGTTCATTCGTTTCAAAATTACATCCTTCATTGATGTAGGGTCCAAAATTTCGACTATATTACTTGCCAAAAATCGGTCCACAATTGTCTCAAATGGTAGATCATATGTGTAAGGTTTAATATGAATATAGTAAACATTGTCATTATTCATTCCTGGATGAAATACATCATCTATAAAACAAATTTGAGTTGTTTCAGGAATTTTAGTACAGCTAATTAGGTCTTCATGTTTTTTCATATGTGATGTTCTTAGTAATTCATAATGCTGTCCATTTACTTTAAATGCGCCAATAATTTGGTCAAATAATATAAATTTAACCTTGTCTTCAAAATAGCCTTTTATATGTTGTGCCCATTCAGGTGGACCTTGATTGTTAGTATAAATCATTAATTTATGACAGTGTTTATCATTTTTTTTCTTTTTTAAATAATTCAATATATTTACAATATTAGGTCTTATAAATTCTGGATACAAGTCTAATAATTTATTAAATAGAACCTGATTGAAAACTGGAATATGTGCTGTTTTAGAAGTTATATTTTTATAATAATATTTTAATGCGTCATAAAACATGCCAAATTCTACAAAATATCCTAATGTTTCATCTAAATCAAATACTACTATTTTAGAACTGCAATTCATACATTATATTATGATATTATAAATTTAAAAATAAAATATTGTACTTATTTATAGAGACAATAATGTCTACTGAACTAACAAATAAAGACTATATAAATATTTTAAAATATTACAAAATGTCTATACCAAAATCTAGAAGACTTTTGAAGAAACAGGCAGAAACTGTTCTGGCTGAAAAACTTTGTAGATGTATTAAGAAAGTAGATGTTCAAATTAAAAATGAGCCTAAATCTATAGGAATATGTACTAAGACATTATTTAATAATCGTGGATATAGTCGTGGTAGTTTTAGTTGTAGAAAAAAGCGAACAGTTAAATTTAGAAGAACTGGTTCAAATAAAACATATAAAATGAAATAATAAATACTAAATAAGAAGTAAATATAAATAGATTTCTATATTTATAATAAATAAATATAGTAATGACTACAAATACAAAATGTTATGATATTATTATTGTTGGTTCAGGGATTGCCGGTCTATATAGTGCTTATAATATACGTAAATTTGCACCACATAAAAGCATTTTGGTATTGGAAAAGTATAAGAAGAAGTGGATTGGTGGACGATTAAACAATGAGGAATTTTATGGTACTACAATTGTTACCGGTGCTGGTATTGGACGCAAAAATAAAGACTATTTACTTCAGGAGCTGCTTAATGATCTTCATATTAAATATACAGATTTCAAAGTAGAAGTTAATTATGCAAATGATGATCCTGTAAATATAAACAAAATATTTGCTTTTCTTAAAAAAGAGTATAATAAAATATACAACAGTAAAACTATACCTAGCGATAAGACATTTAAGCAATTTGCTAAACCATTGTTAGGTGCTAAATTATATCAGAATTTTGTTGAAACTACAGGATATAGTGATTATGAGAATGAAGATGTAGCACAAACTCTTTATAAATATGGCATGGACGATAATACAGATGATTTAATTGGATTATATATACCATGGCACCAATTAATTCAAACATTGGTTCATAAAATTGGTTCCCAGTTTGTTAAAACATCAAATAATGTATCAAGTATAAAAGCTTTAAATAATGGTCAATGTAATTTTGAATTGACTGTAGAAGAAGGACATAAATATTACTGTAATAAAATAATATTGGCAACTACTATTAGTGGATTACAAAAATTACTTCCGCAAATTATGAACAAAACAGATTACAATATTTACAACTATATAAAGGGGCAAACATTTTTACGTTTATATGCTAAATTCCCTAAAGCTTCGGCTGAAATTATGCGCAATTATGTGCCTTCATATACTGTAGTATCTGGTCCTTTACAGAAAATAATACCAATGTCTAAGGAAAAAGGTGTTTATATGATTGCTTATTCGGATAATGAAAATGCGATTATGATGAAAGACCATTTGGAAAATAATGCAAAAAATCGTGACTTCTTTGCTCAATTATTAGAAGAAACACTACATATACCATCTGGAACTCTACAAATTACGGCATTGTTAGATTTTTATTGGCCAATTGGTACACATTATTATACTCCTATTGGAAAGCATGCTAGTAAAAATATAGATACAAGTATGACACGTTCTGAATTTATTTATAAGGCGCAACATCCATTACCAAATGTGTTAGTTGTTGGTGAAGTAGTTGCTGAAAATCAAGGTTGGACTGAAGGCGCATTAGATAGTGTTGTAAAAGCAGTTACTAAGAAATGGATCAATTTATAGTTTATATTTTTTTTATTTTCCTTTTCCGTATTTTACAGGTTTTATACTGCGTTTTCTACCCTTATGAATACCTTTACCAGCAGGAGTTACACTTCGTCTAATTTTAGCTGTTTTATTATGACTACTAGGCTTTGATAAGCGACGAATTGTTTTACTTGCTGGCGATAAATGTCTTTGTCGATATGTGTTAGTTTGACTTTCAAATAACCAATCATTTAATGATTGTTCTGGTAACCCTTTTTGTTCACGTTCTAAACTAAGAGTTTTCCATGCTTCAAATGATGGAATACTTATTCTCTTCTTTTGATATCCAAGTTTTGAAATTGTATTATCATATTCACTTTTCATAATATTAATTTTATCGCGCTCCATTCTTTCTTGTCTTAGTTTCTCAATTAAGTCGGCACTATTTGTTCCAGTTACAAGAGGACTAGCTACTACTTGTGTCCTAGCTTGTCTACGGAGTTGTTCACGTGCTTCCTCTTTTTGTTTTTGTTGTTCCTGATATTTTTGTTTTTGTTCTAGTTCTTTTGAATATTCAGATAATAGTCGTGTTCTAACTGGCTCAGTTATACATCTTTTCTCTACTGGACTTAATTTAGTTGTTCCAGTTCTTAACTCAGACATAAATGTTTTATTTAAATAATCTAACAATTTGTCTCGAAATAAGTTATATTTGCGCTCAGTATCGGGGCTACTTATAAATGCTTCTGATATGTTAGTTGTTTTACCTAATCCATGTGGAAAATTTACTAAAATCTTTTCTAAATAACTATTGTAAAATGCTTCATCTTCGGATGAAATAGAATCATCATCACGTTTTTTTTGTATTATTTGTAAAGCTCTAAAAATATCTTTTTGTTCATTTGCCATTTTTGATACTAATGATTCAGTATTTGACTTTTGTTTAGTAGAAAAGCTTAGTCCGCCTCCATTAACACCTCTATTATATTTTTTTGGCATTATATAATAGTGTCTGAAAATTAAATAAATTATAAGAAAATGTAATTTATTTAATACATAACTGCTTTTTAACAGTCACTACGTTTTAACAGTCACTGCGTTTTAACGTCTGAACCATTGAGACTGAGCACTAAACTCACCATAACTTAATCCAAGAACATTATAGTAAAATGCTTGGGTTGTCTGTCCAGTTGACATGTAGTATTTGTACATACGCATAGTAGAACCAGCACCAGGACTAGATCCGCTGGCAATGAGAGAGCCAAGGGTCTTACTTCCATTGGCGCCTGATATTCTTAAAGTTCTTAAAGTTCCAGCACTTCCGGCCATTTTTATAATCTAACGCAATATTTTATTTTTACATCATTATAAATAATTATTATTGCAATAAATAATATCCATGGTATCCAATTGTTGCCATTCCTAATAATAATAACATTTCAAAGTATTTTCTTGTTGTTTCTAAACTATTATATCCAATATAAACTAACAAAGGTCCGATAATTAAAAAATGAATATAATTAACCCAGGCACTTTTACCTTGTGAAAACTTTGTATAAGCTAAATACATATGGTAAAAAATAATAAGTAATCCAAGTCCTAGTAAAAACGGAAACATCATGCTAGGTATTCCATCTCTTTTAATTCCGACATATAAAAATAATGGACCAACTAACAAAATATGAAATAAATGGATAATTGTATGTTTATCAAAATTCATTTTATAATTATATATTTTATTTTATTTTATTTTATTATATTTTATTTTATTATATTTTATAAAATTATAATATATAATGGCGTTTAAATACTCGAATGTTCAACATAAGAACCATGGAACTAAAAGAAAGACCCATAAGGTTCATATTAGCGGTAATAAAGGATATAAATGTGTAACTCATTATTGCCGTGGAAAAAAGACACATCATTCTAGAAAGCAACTAACAAAATGTGAAGTAGGAATGATAAAGAAAGGAAAATTTATAAAGGGATTATTTAAGGATTGTGAAAAGCGTAGTGACTGAAAGCGTAGTGAGTAGAACTAAATAAATTTATTTATCATCTTCATCGTCTAAATCATCATCTTCATCTTCATCGTCTAAATCATCATCATCTTCATCTAAATTAGAATACTTTACTTGTTTCTTATTTGTAGATATATTATCTTTATTATCCTCATTATCTAAATGATCTAGTGCACTTAATATAATTTGCTCTTGGTTTGTTAGTTTCTGAAATATAATAACATCATCCATTTTAAAATTATAATGTCTATGCATAAAATTCTTACAAGTTATAAATACAGCTTCATCACCTATTTTTATATCACAAACAATACCACAATTATTTAACGGTAAATAATCTGGATCTGTAATTGGTATCCAACGAATAAATCCACCATGTTTTAATTCAGGCAACTCATCTACATATTTATATCCTTTTAGTTTTTTTATGTATTCCATTAGTAATATATTATCTAATTTTAACTCCTTCAAAATACGATAATTCATTTCATTAATTTTCTTAGTAGTAAAGTTCATTATACTCTCATTTTTTGTATTATCTAATGCTTTTTCAAGCTTATCAATATCTAATGATTTTTTGTTAGTTGTATTTGTATTATTTGACATAATTTATATAATAAAATAAGTTTAAATATTTTATTATGTAATATTCTAATATGAATAGACTATCTTATTATCTTTGTTGTTTTCGAAAAAAATCAAAACCTAAGCAAATGTTAGATATTTATTATAATGGACTACATGATAATATATTAGACAAAAATAAAGAAAAAGACGGAAAACCTGCGTCATCATTCAATCGATCTCTTACTTCAATTGATAAAAATTATAGTATGAGTGATGACAGTGATATAACTATTACATTTAATGATATATATAAGAAGTAACCACCCTTCTTTGACCTCCACAGGTAGTCACCTCACCAACTGCCGCCAAATGGACTAGCAAACGCACCACCAGCATTTGCAGCCATTGGTTCAAAACTTTCCATACCAGGTGTTGCTGCGCCAATTAAAGGTGTGTTATCCTGCTGATACATGCTATTAAAATCGGGACTAGATTGCTGGGGTAATGAACTAATTGATGTTGTACCAGCTGAACTTTGCCCCATAGAACTTAATGACTGATTTAAAGCACTCTGGGGTTGTTGTTGAGAAATTGGTTGAGATACTTTTACATTACCTTGCCCCTTTTTCTTCTTTTTAGTATCCTGAGGTCCTTCCCAAAGCTCTATAATACGGTCAACAATAATGCTAACTTTCTCACCTAATTTGGTCTGAAGACTGAGGACAATTACAAGGAATGCTAACACAATATTTGTAACACTAAAGTCACTATATTTTTCGCCACTATGTGTTGGAATAAATGTGATAATTCTATGAATAATCAATATTCCTAAGAACATTACAACAACTTGGGCAATAATTTCTGCTAAAATTTCCGGACTGCCTTTGCTATCATCAGCTTCAGGAACATAGTTTTGAATTAATTTATTCATAATTACAACTGGAACAAGAGCCAAAACTGCATACTGAATAATATTCATCATTTCTGATTTTGACTCTTCATTAAAGTTAAATACGTGTTTAAAAAAACTGGGTTTGCCATTTTGTGACTTTGTTAAATCTTCTAAACTATCCATATTACTTATATAGGGTATAATTAGAAATTAAATTCAATAAAGTCCAAACAATTTAAAGATTATTCTAAATACTAATAAAAATGATAAATACTGAAGAATATCAATACATTAATCTTATTAAGGATATTTTAGAACGTGGTACTTGGGAAGAGGGACGAAACGGCCGAACAAAAAGTATTTTTGGAAGTTCAATGCGTTTCTCTTTGGCAAATGGCCAGATACCCATTTTAACTACTAAGAAGACCGCTTGGAAAACTTGTTTAAAAGAGCTTTTATGGTTTATTCGTGGTGAAACTGATAATAAATTACTACAAGATCAAGGTGTCCATATTTGGGATGGAAATTCAAGTAGAGAATTTTTAGACAGTAGGGGACTGACGCATTATGATGTTAATGAACTTGGACCAATCTATGGATTTCAATGGAGACATTTTAATGCGCCATATATTACTAAGGCTGAGAAGCATATTGCTGAACAATTTGTAGGTGGTGTCGAAGCATATAATAATCATTTTTCGAAAAATAATAAAACAGGCGTAGATCAGTTACAGCAAATTATTGATGCTCTTAAAGATCCTAAACAGCGGACTAGTCGTCGTCTAGTAATGACTGCTTGGAACCCTGAACAACTTAATGATATGGCTTTACCCCCTTGTCATATTTTGTGCCAATTTAATGTACATGATGGTAATAAGCTGTCATGTGCAATGTATCAGAGGTCTAATGACGAAGCCTGTGGGACAAGCTTTAATATCGCATCATATAGTTTTCTTACTCATCTTTTAGCAAAACACTGTGGTCTAGAAGCATATGAGTTTATTTATTTTAAAGGTAATTGTCATATTTATGAAGAGCATATAGATGGATTAAAATTACAAATCACTAGAGATCCTTTTCCTTTTCCAACTGTCTCAATTAAACAAGTAAGAGAAAATATTAATGATTACCAAGTAGATGATTTTGTTGTAGAAAATTATCAACACCATGAACCTATAAAATTTAAAATGGTTGCATAATTTATAATAAAAAGAATTAAATATTATAAGACTTATTTTATAATATTTTGTATAATAATTTATATGATTTATTTATTTTTACTCAATATTTTCCATGGTTATTATATTTTTTAAATATTTTTCAGAGCATGACTCAACTAAAAGTCCATTTGCATAAATACCATAATGACTATTTTCATTATCACTTTGTAGAGCCAAATTATATACAGTATGTTTACCAGATATTTCATAAACTATTGAGTTATCATCTACACATGCTGGTAAATGATACTTATTATCTGTTTTAATAATAGTTCCACTGAATTTTCTAACATTATCTTTTTGTGTTTCAGATACAAAGTTATCTACTAATATGGCATGTCTTCCTGTAATAATTAAATCTTCAGTTAATTCATTATATCCAGATGTTTCTCTAACATACTTGTATAATTGGTCTGGTATTTTATTTTGGTTTAATTCATGGATAATTTCCTTTTTCTTAATTACTGTGATTGGTTTTAATCCATGACCAAATGTTTCAACTAAGTCACCCTTTTTCAAATCTTGAATAGATCTATATCCATTGTTAGTAAGAATTTTTGTTGTATCTTTGAAACAGACAATCGGTTCACTAGTATACATAAATTGGTTATAAATTGTATTTGAATTACTGCTATATAATATATCATTGTATGATCTAATTCTGTATGAAATAACTGATCCATTTGTTAAACCTGTAATAGTTAATGGACTTGTTGTTGTAGCTGGACTATATAATGTGAAATCAGTAAATGTAGAACCACCATTTATACTGTAAGAATAAGCATAATTTGTAATAGTGTTGTCTGATGAAGTTTGAGTAAAATTAATAGTAGCTGTTTGGTTATATGAACTAACACTTGTAATAGTTGGTGTAGAAGGAGGAAAAGAAGGAGTATAAATATTTGAAGTTACTGTATATGGTTCAGATAAATCAACCCAAGAATTTTGCGAATTTTTATATGATAAAAAATGATTTGTTCCATCAAACCAAATAAACCATTCCTGCGCTCCATATTGTTGATCTAAAGATGGAATACTAACTATAGCAGTACCATTATAACTAAAATTTCCATTACCAAATGTATAATCCGCGCCATAATTATTGCTGGTATATGCTAAAAGATTAGTTGGTATTATATCAGCATTATTATAAAAAAAATTAATTAAATTTATAAATTTATATACATATAAATAACCATTAAATATAATAGTATTATTATTATTTGAAATACTAATAGAATATATTGTATTTTCTAAATCAGCAATAGGTGTATTGTTGACTGTTATTAAACCAGTACATTTAGAAAAAGCATCTGTAGATATGCTTGTAAGTGAACTAGGAATAGTAATACTTGCTAAAGAACTACAGTTTTTAAATGCGGCAGAACCAATGCTTGTAATATTTGGACCAATTGTAATACTGGTCATTTTATTTCTGCCATTACATACTCCATCTGGAATTGCTCCTATATAATCAAATGTAAAATGAAGACCTATATTATTTACATTAAAAAAAGCAATACCTAAATTACTTAAATAAGCATTTACAATAATATTTGTTAAACCAGTACATCCAGCAAAAGCATAATTTCCAATACTTGTAACTGAACTAGGAATAGTAATACTTGTTAAACCAGTGCAAACAGTAAAGGCATTAATACCAATACTTGTAATTGAACTAGGAATAGTAACACTTGTTAAACCAGTACAATTATTAAAAGCATTATCACTAATACTTGTAACATTATATTCAACCGTATCAACAGTAAACTTATCTAAAATACTAATAGTACCTGATGCGCTTGATGATGTTATTACAGTTGCTATACCTGAACCTACTGTGTATAAGTAGTTGACATTATTATCTGTATAAGTCGACATTTATAAATATTATAAATATTATAAATATTATAAATATTATAAATATTATAAATATTATAAATATTATAAATATTATAAAAATATAATTATTATTATTAATTTGTTTAAAAACGCGTAAAGTATTTAGAAACAAATTATTATTATTAATTATATTTCTCAATGAGCGCAAATAGAGCAGTACAAGCAGCACAACGCAGACGAGCAGGTGGTCCCGAGCCAGCAGCACCTGGACGTTCTGGTCCTCAACCATCTATTAATTCTTCTCAACTCTTTTCTCAAGGACAACAAGGTCAAATAAGACCCGGTACAAATGGTCGTCTTGCCGGTCAACAAGCACAATTACAACAGCAGCAAATGCAGCAACAAATGCTTAAACAACAAATGGCTGAACCCGCTGATCAAGGATTGGCCAGTATTAATCGTATGACATTAGCACAAGCAATTACACTAATTACTTTACGTTTAGGAAAGGTTGAGACATTCTTGCAAGAAAATGACCGTTCTTCTACCACTGGTGTAGGACTAGATAGTGGTATTATTGATGTTATTATGTCTCGTCTTGAGGCACTTGAGACCCAGTCACAAAGTCAAGTTCAGGTACAAAATAATGGTCCAACCAATTCATTAGAAGTTACAGCATTAAAACAAAGTACTGATGTTCTTAAGAATGCTATTTCTCAAACAAAGTCATCTATTACTATGTTAACTATTGAAAATAAGTATTTAAAACAAGAGGTTGAAGCATTAAAGTCTGAAATATCTGCTTTAAATAGTTTAACAGTGGAAAATAATCAGAAAATTATGAAACTTAGTTTAGCTGTTGATATTGATAATAATGAGATGGCCGAAGAATTAGATGGTAATATAGAGGATTTTGAAAATGGGGGTGAAGATGGAAATAATTCAACTGATATAAATGATAATACTGAGATTGTTGGTACTAATTTGAAAGATCTTATTGAAAAGGAACTTAAACTATAAAAAACATACTTAAAAATATTATATAATTTATAATAGATTTATAATAAATTATATAATGGAATTAGTTGTTGAACCAGATATGTATAATCCGAGTATAAATGAAAATGGTATGTATATTGATAAAGTACCGCCATTTAATTATATAAAGAAAGGACTAGTTTGCCCTTGTGGAACTAGAAAGGACAAAATATATGAAACACATAGTGTATTTGTTAGTCATACAAAGACAAAAGCGCATCAAAAATGGCTTGAAAGTTTGAATTTAAATAGATCTAATTTTTATGTAGAACTTGAAAAGTCAAAAGAAGTGATTTCTAATCAACGGCTTATTATTGCCAAATTAGAAAAGGATTTGAATAATAAGATCATGACAATTGATTATTTGACACAACAGCTACATAAAGCAAATACTGGATCTGGAACTACATCTGGATATGTAAAAGATTTATTAGATTTTGACTAGGAGTTATTATTTATTATAAATCATTATTTTTAAAAACATATTAAACATTTAGTATCATTATTATTAACTATATTTAATAATGAAACTTACAATTGAAAATAAAACTAAGTTAGAAATGTTTGTTGCGTTATTCCAATTGCTTAAGAATTGGGGATCATATTTAAGTCTACAATTTGAACCTAATAAATTATATATTCAGACAATGGATAAGTCACATATTTGCTTATCAAGTATTATTATCAAGGAACCATGGTTTTCTGAATATAATGTATCAGACGCAACTCAGATTACTGTTGATGCATCAAGTTTTGCAATTATGATGGGTTATGCATTAAAGCATAATCGTCTCCAAATTTTATATAATGATACTGGTTCTGATAAATTATATATTAATTGTATCAATAGTGAAAATGAAGGAATAAAGGCAAAGGTTAAGGATAATTTTGACCATTTCTTTGAATTGCCTCTTATGGATGTTGAAAATGAGACACTATTAATACCTGAAGTTGATTATGATGTAGAATTTAGTATGGACGCAAAGAAGTTTGGCGAATTAATTTCAGAATTAATGGTATTTGGGTCAGATTTGAATATTATATGCTCTGAAGATACTTTAGAGCTAAATGCAAGTGGTGATTCAGGCAAACTGAAGATTGATATTCCAATTGATAGTTTAAATGAGTTTGCTATTTCTGAAGGAGAAAAGCTTGATATTTTATTTAGTTTAAACCATATTGGAAAAATGTGTTTATCTTCAAAATTGGGTGCTGAAATTAGCATTGGTATTAGTGCTGAATATCCAATGTCATTAAAATATAATTTAGGCGAAGATAGCTCTGTTGCCTTTTATATAGCACCAAAAATCTCTGATTAACTAATAACTTCGTTATAAGTAATATTTTAAATTATTATTTTTATGTAAATATGTTAGAAATAATAATAGGTTTTTTTGTATTTTGTATCATTTTATTTTTTTATTTACACATCCATTTTCATTTAAAAACTAGTAATGATTTGGAAATATATGAAATAGAGCAAGCATCTAAGGACAAAATGGAAGAAATATGTGACTTAAGGCAACCAGTATTATTTGATTGTGATGAAGATACAGAGAAAATTTCGCAGACAACTAACAAATCATATTTACTTGATAACTATCCCATATTTGAAGTCAAAATTCGTGATGCAAAAGATATTGATGGGCAAGATAATTTATATTTGCCACTACCCCTACATATTGCTTCAAAACTGTTTGCTGAAGATAAAAATGCTGCCTACTTTAGTGAAGGTAATAGTGACTTTTTATTAGAAACTGGGGCGCAAAAAAATATGTCTTACAACGATGAATTTCTGAGACCATTTATGGTGTCGAATTGTAACTATGATGTATTAATGGGGTCTAGTGGAGTTGAGACACCCTTGCGATACGAAATTAACTATAGAAACTACTTTTTGGTAACACAGGGATCTATTAAAGTGAAATTATTTCCACCAAAATGTGGCAAATATTTGTATCCTATTAAGGACTATGAGAACCTTGAGTTTAGATCGCAAGTTAATCCATGGAAACCACAGACACGATTTAGAGCTGATTTTGATAAGGTAAAATGTCTTGAGATTATTTTGACACCGGGTAGGTTCTTATTTATACCTGCTTATTGGTGGTATTCTTTCAAGTTTAACGAAAATACAAGTATTAGCAGTTTTAAATACAGGACTTATATGAATAATATAGCAATTAGTCCACATATTTTTATGTATGCTTTACAAAATCAGAATGTTGAACGTAAAACTGCTAAGCAAATTGATATTAAGAATTTGAATTCTGGTATAAATACTAATATAAAGTCTGATATAAACTCTGATATAAATACTAATATAAACTCTGATATAAATGCTAATATAAGCAATGATGCTAATTTTGAAAATCAAGATAATACAACTAACATCAGTGACATTTTATTAAATAATCAAATACCAGATTCAAATAATTTGCTAACATCTGTATCAACTATGGAAAAAATTGATTAATAATATTATATAAAGGTTTAAAAGCATATTATATAATCTACACTAATTAAAAAATAAATGTTATACAAAATTGTAATTGAAAATCGGAATTATAACAAATGGCAAATATATAATGTGCCAACTTTAGTTCCTGCTTTGCTAGATGGACTAGACCCCTGTGTTCACCATTTGTTCTCAAATGATGTCTTTGACTATGATATAAATACTGGAGCTATATCAATTGTTCATAGTTCAGTTCGAATTGTAGAGAATATACCAGCTGTACTTATATTAGCTGATAATAAGACATATGGTCGGCATCCGGTAAATAATAAATTATTATATAAATGTGTTCCAGATGATGTCCGATTACCAGCATTTCTAGTACCTTATGAACTAAAACATGTCGGATTTTCTAAAGCATTTGTGAACTTGTATGTTACTGTTCAATTTAAAGATTGGACTTCAAAGCATCCAGTAGGTGTATTAAGTCAGGTTATTGGACAAGTTAATATACTTGACTGCTTTTACGAATATCAGCTATATTGCAAAAGTCTAAATACATCTATTCAACGCCTACAAAAAGACACGTCTAAAGCAGTCAAAGAAAAGGATGCGACTAATGATGCCTTTATTGAAGGTATTTGTTTAAATGCATCTATTGAAAGTCGTATTGATTGGCCTATTTTCACTATTGACCCTAAAGGCAGTACTGATTTTGATGATGGCTTCAGTATAAAACGTCTAGATAATGGTAATACTCTTTTGAGCATTTATATCGCAAATGTGACCATATGGCTAGATGCGCTAAACTTATGGCAATCATTTTCTAAACGCATATCTACTATATATTTGCCTGATAAGAAGCGCCCAATGTTGCCAACTATTTTGTCTGACTGTTTGTGCTCATTACAGGCAAATGCGAAGCGGGTTGCATTTGTATTAGATATGGAATTAGAATTAGATAGCGACTATGGTATTAAGATTGTATCTAATAAGTTCTCTAATTGTCTTGTAAAAGTTACTAAGAATTTTATCTATGAAGAACCTGATTTACTAAAGAATAAACATTATACGCATTTATTTGATATTGTGTCGCGTCTTTGCTATAAAACCAAGTATATTAAGAATGTCCGCGACAGTCATGATGTTGTATGTTATTTAATGGTACTAATGAATTATACTTGTGCAAAAGAAATGCTTAAGAAAAATGTCGGTGTATTTCGTTCCGCTTTAATTAAAAAAAACGGCGACAACACCGGAGATTTTATTGATTCTGAATTGTTACCAGATGATGTATCACAATTTATAAAAATATGGAATAGCACTGCTGGACAATATATTGATATTTCCGCAAATACGGATGTAAATATTAATCATGAATTACTTGATTTAGATGCATATATACATATTACATCTCCTATAAGACGTCTAGTTGATCTACTAAATATTATTAAATTTCAGCAAGTATTTGATATACATAAGTTGTCTGATAATGCGCTGTTATTTTATGATAACTGGTTGAAAGAATTGGAATATATTAATACAACAATGCGGGCTATAAGAAAAGTACAGATTGATTGTAATTTATTAAATTTATGCTTTAACAATCCTGATATTTTGGAACCATTATATGATGGATATTGCTTTGATAAATTGGAACGAAATGATGGATTATTTCAATATATTGTATTTATACCGGCAATTAAAATTACATCAAGGGTTACACTGCGTGAAAATTTAGACAACTACGAGAAACGACAATATAAACTGTTTATATTTACCAATGAAGATAAAATGAAAAAAAAAATACGACTGCAGTTAATATAAAAATAATTTATATTAAATCTACTTAAGATTATAGTAGAATATATAGGATATAATGTCTATAAATGTTACTTCTAATTCTAGCAATGCCAATAATACTTCTAATAACGCTAGTACAGAAACTATTACACCTAATTTGGGTCAGATTATGAACAATATTAGTATAAATATAAATCCCAAGACTTCTGAAGAAGGACTTAAAATGCTGAATAATCGTAATGAAAAAATTGCTATATTATTAGCTGGAAGAAAACAATTTGAGAAACAGGTTGGACGACAAATGACTTACTCTGAGATGCGACAGATGTTTGGATAAGACTTGTAAATTTTTATATGAAGTAACACATAAGCTTTTAGATTTTTGGACATTTATTTTTTTATATACATATAATATGGAATTATCAAATAAAGAAGAAACAGAAGTACATGCTAAAATGAGAAAATTAAATTTTAATAAATTTATGAGAATTATAAGAGAAAATATATCTCCAGAAACAGAGAGAAAAGGATTTTTAGAACCATTAATTGAGTATACAATAAAAGTAGCAAAATCGGGAACAGAAAAAAGTTTTTTTAAAAAAACAGGTGAACTAATAGAAATAAATGAGGTCATTAAAAGATATATTCAAAATTGGGGTCCTGAAGGTGCTAAAGCAGTTAAAGATGTTGTTGCTTTTATTATGGAACAACCAGATGAATTTAAAAAAAGATACATTAGCAATTTTACGTATGATTGTATGAATGCTTTTCCTGAAGAAGTTGGTAACTCAAGAAAAAGTTGTCCACCAGGACAATATGAAAGAATATACTTAAATATGGAAGGCGTTTTAGGATCATTTTGTTTGGGAAATGAAACATGTCCTCCACTCTATAAAAAATTATATAGTTGTTTTAGAAAAATTACACGTGATGATATAAATGATTTATTTTTAGAATGGTTTAAAACACAAAATATTGATACAGATAATTTTGATGAAATGTCTAGTAGAGAACAAGAAAATTATATTAATTTAAAAAGTAGAGAGTTTAAAGATTTTGTTACTGGAAGAATAGGTAATGAAGAAAATATAGATGAATATATTACACAACATTTTAGAGGTGCTTATAGTATAGGTAAAGGTAAAAAGAAAAGAAAGACAATAAAAAGAAAGACAATAAAAGGAAAAAAAATAATTAAAAGAAAAAAGAAAACAATAAAGAGAAAATAAAATAATTTTTGACATTTTGAGAAATGCGTTTCATAAGTTATGAAATGTCCAAAGGTGTAAAAACTTGTAAGATTTATATAAAATATTATTATAATATATAAATGTCAAGATTAGGTAGTGTTCTTAATAATGAATTATTAAATAAGTTGCAAAATCCAGAAATAAATATAAATAGTAATATTATTAATCGTTATTTAAAGGCTGGAGCTAATCCAAATATGACATATCAAAATGGTACACATATGATAACACAAGCAATATATAATTTAGGTTTAGCAAAAGCTCAATCTAATAATAATCTTCAGAATAATTGTTTACAAATTATTAAGACACTTATTGATAGTGGAGCTATTTTAGACGAGAATGATGAAGCTAAATTAAACAGTTTAGAGCCAAATTGGAAAGCTATTATAGGATACTCTAGTAATAAAACAAATACAATGTTAGCAAGTGATATAATGACACATGAGATACCTTATGGACAATATGTAGAAGCTGGTACTGAGAAAGATTTGCAACAATATATGGGTAAAGGAGGAAGAAGTCATAAATATAGTCGTAAGCTTAGACGCAAGCTTAGACGTAGTCGTCGCAGTAAACATGGTGGTCGTAGTCGTCGTAAACTTAGTCGCAGGCTTAACAGACGTAAACTTAAAGGAGGCTGAGGTGGTGGTGAGAAAAAACAATTAACTGCTAGTTTACCTAGTTTTATGATTGGTGGCTGAGGATGTGCGACTTCGGTCGCTGTTTAAGATTTTATAATTATAGCTATTTAGTTTCAATGAATGATGCACTATTATTTTTTAAATAAATTTTAGTACTGATAATTTGGACATATTTTATAATATTTTTTATAATACTTTTTATTTATAAAAAATATAGTTTATTTAACAGCATATTTATCTATAACTACAGCTTTTGTTACATTCTTTACAATTTGTTCTATATTATTATGCTGTTCTTCGACTGTACCTCCAGACATTGAGTTCATTACAATTTTATTGTATTTTACGTTTTGTTTAGTTGTTGGATCTTGACACCCGGGATGTTCCTTTACCCATTCATTGATTTGTCGTATATTTTTATTTGCAATTTTTTTGATTGCATTTTTTAGTAAAGGTTTATCATCAGTTTCCTTTATCCATTCATTATTATCTTTAATATAAAGTACTTCTCTTTTTAAATCACTGCAATGTATAGGTCTTAAATAAGTATCAACATTATTTAGGTTTTTAACAAAAATCTTAGAAACACCATCAGGATAATCCATATGAGCAAAATTCTCTAAATCAGACATTTGTATTTTAATAGAGTCGACAAATTCATTTATATTTAATGCATCTTTACATTTCTCATTCAGAAAAAACTGTAAATTAAATGTGTTATTACTATTATTGTTACAATTAGAATTTATCATATTTGTAATATTTGATTTTGATGCTAGCTCCATCATTTGTTTATGTTGCTCCATCATGAATTTTCGTAACTCTTGATTTTCAAGCATTTGAACTTTTAGTATTTCAATAATTTCATTATTAGATGGTGAAAATGGTGGGTTTGGCGTAGAATGTTCCTCAGAATGTTCTTTATTAATATCTGTTTGTTGCTGTGTTATCTGACATTTCTTTTTATGATACCATAAGCTATTGCGTGCTTTATATGTTTTATTGCAAAAGTTACATACATAATTTTCTTGGGTGGAGTTTTTTTGTTCTAAATTGTTCAATTTTGACATATTTTGATGTTTTGCTGTAGAAATATGTCTTAACCATTCATTGTTTTTACAGCAATTAAAGTCACAACTTATACATTTGTATTGATTGGAGTTTTTTGGAGTTTTTTTCATTCTAAAATGTTCTATATTTATAGAACAGAAAAAACTCCTAAAGGTTTTCGGCATAAAATGAAAAAATTAGCATCACATTTTTTTCAAAGTCAAAAATGAAAATAAGAGCATTTAGGTCACAACGTGAAAAAATGGTGTTTTTTGAAAAAGGTTTTGGGTTCTCAAAAATGGACATTTTTAAAAATGTCCAAAATTCGATTCCCTTTTTACTTTTTGGATACACTTTTCTTCATTTTTCAAAATTGGGAAAATATATAAGTTTTTAATTATTATTTATAAAAAATGAATACATAATCAGTTATTATTTAAAATGTATTTTAAATATTATGCTATTATATGTCTGAAATAATTAAAGGTAAGTTGTTTTTAGGGGATATGTTTGACTCAAATAATCAAGTTTTTATAAATAATAAAAATATAACATGTATTATTTGTGTAGCTGAAAGACTGCATATTAATAATATGGGTCCAAATATAAATATTTATAAATATGAATTTAGTGATGATTATGAGTGCAATATTGGTAAGTATTTTGACGAAATATGTGATATTATACATAAAGAACAAATAGTGTTAGTTAATTGTGCTGCTGGTATTAGCAGATCATCAACAATTGTAATAGCATATATAATGAAATATTACAGATATAATTTAAAAACTGTATTTGTTTATATTCGGCGTAAAAGAAGTCAAATATGTCCTAATAAAAACTTTATGCAACATTTATTAGATTTTGAGTTATCATTATTTGGCAAAAATAGTTTAACTTATGATGAATGTATTAAACTATTTTATTATACTTAAAAATTTATTTACTAACTTTACGCCTATGTTTTCTGTGTTTTTTTGTTTTACCACCGGCATACCATGGTGGTATATCTTTTTTTATGGGTTTAATTTCTTGTCCTTTATCTTGTATTAGTTTTTGAGCTAATTTGTTTATATTTTCATGATATTCACTTGTTACTTTATCTAAGTTTTCATGATATGCCTTCATAGATTTATTAAATTCTATTTTTGTATTTTTCAAATCCGCTTTTACAGCATCTATTAGATCTCCTACAACACGAAGATTATGAGCTTGTATATCAAGATTTTCTTTTTGTATATCTATTTTTTTATCTTGATCTCCAATTTTAGAAATAAATGCCTTTATAAAATCTATTAAAGTATAAATAATTGGTAATAAAAATTCTGAAATTAATTTATATAATGTTCCAACTCTATTTACTACATTAGCTTGAACAACACCAGATTGATTGGCAGGAGAATTTATAGTATTAAGCATAGTTTGATAATTTTGAATCATAACTTGTAAAGGCACTGGCATAGGTATATTTGTATTTGTATTTGTATTTGTGTTTGTATTTGTATTTGTATTTGTGTTTGTTTGTTCATTTAGATTTTGAGTTGGCGACTGATTTTCCATTATATATTATAAAAATATTTTATAATATTTTATAATATTTTTATAATTTCTAAATCCACTTTACATGATATTTTCTATGTAATTCTAAAACAAATTTAAGTTTATAAAAGACTAAAATAAATACTACTACTATTTGTTGAAATAGAATTACAATTCCTTCAATATCATATATGCCATTTATATGATACGGAACATCAACATCATATAGGAACTGATTTTTGACGCTAAATAATAAGTAACTATTTATTAGTCTTATTTTATCTTCATAATTGATATCATAATTTATTGATGTATTTAGATTAATTATTATGTATATAAATGCAAAAAATAAAATAGATAAAGAGTTTGAAACTATGGATTGATATAATATTTCTACAATTGTTTCAAATAATTTGTATAACATAGTTTATACTATATATATTTCATTTTATTTTTATTTATCATTTTATTTAGTAATAGTTTCATAAATCTTTGAACAAACTAAATACGGATCCGCATTAGATGCTGGTCTTCGATCTTCTAAGTAACCACGTCTTATACGAATTGACGCGCTTCTGTCACCAATACATTGTCCGCGTTTAAAATTGGAAAAACTAGATGTTTCGCAATTACCAGTTAATCGTAACTCATTATCTTGACCATATACTTCCATATGTTCATCATGTTTGGCTTCTAGTTTTGATATTGCTTTACAAATTTCAGTAGTATCTTGATTTTTACAATATTCATCACGCATTGCCTTTGTTGAAAAATTAGTATGTAATCCAGAACCATTCCATAGTCCATCTTGTATTGGCTTAGGATGCCATACAATATATGCGTTATGATCTTCAGAAATACGTTCTAATATATATCTGGCAATAATAAGATCATCAGCAGCAACAATACCTTTACCAAATACTTGAAATTCCCATTGTCCAGGCGCAACTTCCGCATTAATTCCAGTAATGCCTAGTCCAATTTCAATACATTTTTTATAATGAGATTCTACAATTTGACGACCAAATGCATTTTGGCCACCAACTGAGCAATAATATTGGCCTTGTTTTACAGCCTGTCCAAACCCAAGCGGTTCTTTTGTATAAGCACCATAAATAAAATATTCTTGTTCTAATCCAAACCAAGGTTCAGGACTATATATGTAGTCAATAGTTTTTGTTTCTTCATTATAAGTTCCCTCTACTTTATCACAATCTTTGAATATTTTTTCGGCATTGTATCTATGATTATTAAAAATTGGATTGCCATCGGGAAAAAAAGTGGAGCATAATACCAAAAAGTTATTTCCTGACCTAAAAGGGTCTTTATAAAGAGCACACGGCTTCAAAATGCACTCTGAACTTTCAGTACTACCTTGTTCTGTTGAGCTGCCGTCATAGTCCCAATCAGGAAAATCTGATAGACCAATTGCTTCTTTTCTTATATTTAAAACACGTGATTTACTTCTTAGTTCTCCTTTTCCTCCAATCCATACATATTCAGCAACAACAGTATTTGAGCTAAGACAAAATAACATTATATTATATTTATTATATAACATAATGTTTAAATATGTTTTTTAAACATAAAGTGATTGATTAGTTACAACATATTTAAGTGTTAATTGAGGAATTTGTTTTAGTTTTGATAGAAACTCCATATTACACATTTGTTCGGCAATTTGCTCCATTTCCAAAGAAATATTATTTATTTTTAATAGTGCTTTAACAAATTCACCTAGAAATATTTCTTTTTCTTCACTAAGTCGATGTAATACATCTCTACAATCTTCAATACATTCACATTCAGTCCATTCTTCAACATAATTCAAAAGATCATAATGTAATGTATAGTCGGCACCTGTATTTATACGCAACATTGTCTCTCTTTCTTCATATTCCGAATACATTTTACTTATAGTATAAATTACTTGCTTTAAAACATGGTCATCTGTTCTTGGAGTAAAATCTTGAACACCTTCTTGAACTGAAATATTTGTAAAACAACTAAATAAGGCAATAAGTTGAATTACTGATAAATTAATAATTGTGTCGTCTTCTAGTAAACGAGCAAATACTAAGCAATGAACTTCACGTAAATTAGTTGCCATCTTACCTTTTAATGAAAGCTGTAATTTACTTATAAATGTATCATCATTTATAATTTCTTCATCTAATAAATTTAGTCCAACACTGTCTTCATTTAAACTTTCATTGGTAGTGTTATATTCATCTGATTGTATAAGAAATCCATCTCTTGTAAGCACATGTAATACTTTATTAACATCATTATCCAAATAATTCATAAGTCCTTTATGTTGTCTAATTAACTCATCAAGTTGAATATTTTTTTTACTAATTTTCTGTAATGTTGCCATGTCTTGATCAACATATTTATATTCATCTTTAATTTTCTGTATTTCTTTTTCCATTTCTTTTCGCTTTTTATTAGCATAATTTTCCTTATTATTTTGTACTATACTATAACGTTCAACTACATCTTTTGGTGTTCGTAATGTTTCAACACAACTATTTAATTTATCAACTTCTTCAGTACATTTTTTAATCTCTGATGAAACATGATTTAACTGACCATTTAAATCATCAATTACCATACTTCTCTTTGCAAATCCAACTAAATTAGTATCTCCAATATCAATTAAATTAAGAAGTAAATTGTATGAGATTTTGAACTTAGATGATAGTGTTTGAGGCTTACCATTCATCATTGTTTTATACGCTGTAATACTTGTGTCTCGAAAGAGATTATTTAAATGTATAACATGACCAACTGTGTCTAAACCGAGACGTCCACTACGTCCAGAGCATTGTTGGTACTCATGTGCTTGTAATATTCTCATACTAGAACCATCATGTTTATAAATATCTGTAAATATACAACTACGAACAGGTAAATTTATACCAACACTCATAGTTTCAGTACAAAATAATATCTTAATATATCCTTTAGAAAACAATATTTCTGTCATTTCTCTTAATACAGACATTAGTCCTGCATGATGTATTCCAATTCCTTTTCTTAGTAATTTTATAGTATTTATATATTCAGGTAATTGTAAATATTCCTTATAATTTGGTAACTTTCTAATAATTTGTTCACATTCATAATCAATTGTATAAGGGACTTTTGAGTCAAATTCTAATAAATTTGTAGTCATTTCTTCAGCACAAGCTTCTAATTGTTTTCTCGAAAATACATAACATAATGCAGGTAACATTTCTTTTTCTACTAAATATTCAGCAACTTTATTTAATACTTGTTGTCTTTTTACTCTTACATCATTTTTATTAAATAAATTTAACATTTTATTCATTGTTGAAAAGTTTTGGTCATTAAATACATTATTAGCGTCTTGGATTACAAATGGCTTATCAATAGCACATTTAATTTCTGCCTGTAATGACTTATCTTTGAATATCTTTCCTACACCAGTTGCTGTAATAAAACTATAATGAATTAATGGAACAGGTCTTATATATTTTTTTGCCAAATATACTATTTTATTTTTTTCTTCAGTTTCAATTAAATATCTATTCTCAATCCAAGTTGCAAACTTTTCTGGATTATCTAATGATGCTGATAATCCTATCATTTGAATATGTCTTGGCAATATCATTATTGTTTGTTCCCAGATATGCCCTCTATTTTCATCTCCAATAAAATGTATTTCATCAAATACAACACATCCTAACTCATTTTCAATATCCATTTCAAAAGATGATGTTTTTTTATTATTTTCGTAGCTTTTAAGTTGATATAACTTGTTTAACAGAATTTCAGTTGTCATTATTAAAACATCCGCATTTGGATTAGTTTTAATATCCCCAGTAATTAATCCAATACTAATATTTTCATATTTTTTTGAAAAACTATGAAATTTCTCATTTGAAAGAGCCTTAATTGGACAAGTATATATAACTTTTTTGCCTTTTTCTACAAAATGTTGTATAGAAAACTCTCCTGGTAATGTCTTGCCTGTACCTGTAGGGGCACAGATTAATACATGATGTCCTTCTACAATAGCTTCAATTGCCCATTTTTGAAATATATGTAAAGGAAATTTAAATTTATCAAAATATTCCTTATATTTTTCTTCATTCTCAGCAGTATAATTATTGATGTCGCAAATTTTAACCATTTTTCTTATGTATTATTTTATATTATATTTATGTAGTTTTATTTATTTCAATTTTTAATATGTCCCAACTTTTAATACTTTAGGCGTTAAATATTTAAATATAATATGTCTATATTATAAAATGCCAAAACTTTGTGAATTTGAAATATGTCGTTCAAGAGCAACATATGGTATTAATTGTAATCCAATAAGATGTATTCAACATAAAGAAACACATATGAGACTTTCATCTGGATTTTGTAATTGTGGTAAAAATTTCCCAAATTTTAACTATGAAGGATTACCTGCTAAATTTTGTTCGGAATGTAAATTAGATAATATGATTGATGTTAAACATAAAAAATGTTTATGTGGTAAATCTCAACCAACATATAATTATATAAATTTAATAGCAAAATATTGTATATTATGTAAATTAGATAATATGATTGACGTTAAACATAAATTATGTAAATGTGGAAAGGTGAGGCCTACTTTTAATTATAATGGATTAAATCCAGAATACTGTGCTTCTTGTAAATTAAATGGTATGATTGATATCACAAGTAAAAAGTGTAAATGTGGAAAAACCAGGCCAAATTTTAACTATGAAGGGTTTAAAGCTGAATATTGTGCTTCTTGTAAATTAGATAATATGATTGATGTAAATCATGAAAGATGTATATGTGGTAAATCTCAACCAACATATAATTATATAAATTTAGTAGCAAAATATTGTATATTATGTAAATTAGATAATATGATTGATGTTAAACATAAATTATGTAAATGTGGAAAATCCAGACCTACTTTTAATAATGAAGGATTAAATCCAGAATATTGTGCTTCTTGTAAATTAAATAATATGATAAATGTAGTTGACCAAAAATGTAAATGTGGAAAGGCAACACCTTCATTTAATTATGAAGAATTACAACCAAAATATTGCGCATCTTGTAAATTAGATAATATGATTGATGTAATTAGTAAAAAGTGTAAATGTGGTAAGAGTAGACCAAGTTTTAATTATACTGGATTAATTGAAGCATATTGTTCTAAATGTAAATTAGAAGGTATGATTGATCTAAAGAATTCTAGATGTTATTGTGGAAAGGTAAACCCGTCATTTAATTATGAAGGATTACAACCCAAATATTGCGCTTCTTGTAAAAAACCAGATATGGTAAATATAAAAAATATAAAATGTAAGGCAGATAACTGCCAAATAATTGCTAATAAAAGTTACAAAGGGTATTGTACTAATTGTTTTCAACATTTGTTTCCATTAGACCCACTAACTTTTCAAATTCGTTGTAAAACAAAGGAAATAGCAGTTCGTGACTTTATAAATACCAAATTTGAAGGATTTCAACATGACAAACCATTGTGGTATAATGAAACTGCTTGTGATTGCACTACCAAACGACGAATAGATCATCGTAAATTAATTAATGGAACTCTATTATGTATAGAAACTGATGAAAATCAACACAAACATTATTCAAAGGCAGATGAAGAGGCACGATATCATGATTTATTTATGGCATATGGTGGCAAATTTATATTTATTCGTTTTAATCCTGACAAATATAAGGATAAAAATGGTAAGTCAATTAACCCAATGTTGTTTAATCGTCTAATTATTTTAGAAAAGGAAATAAATAAACAAATTAAAAGGATTGAAAATGATGAAAATAATGAATTATTAGAAGTTATTGAATTATATTATGATAAAAAATAATCCAATTATTAACAAATTTAAACATATCTTTATTTATAATAATAATAACTAACAAATTATATGTTAGCCAATAAATATCAATTATTAGAAAAACTTAGTCAAGGAAGTTTTGGCAAGGTTTTTAAAGCATCAAATATACGTACTGGTGAAATTGTTGCTATAAAAACTGAAGTTAAAACTAAAGAGCAAAAGTCATTAAAAATGGAGGCAAAAATATATCAATATTTAGCAAATAATGATGGATTTCCGCAACTAAAATGGTTTGGATCAACTAACAATGTAAATTTTTTAGTTACTAATTTGTTAGAATGTTCTATAACAAAACTTGTGCAGAAATATGGACGTCTATCAGTAAAGACAGTACTTCTACTTGGTATACAAATGATAGAACGAATACAAACATTACATAATCATTATTTAATACATCGAGATATAAAACCTGATAATTTTATGATTAATATTTCAGATAAAACTAACAAAGTATTTTTAATTGATTTTGGATTTTGTAAAAGATATAATTATGATGGTAAACATATTGAATTTAAACGCACAACTAGTTTAATTGGAACACCAAATTATGTTAGTTTAAATGTTCATAATGGTGCTGAACCTAGTCGTCGAGATGATGTTGAGTCGTGTTTATATGTATTAATATATATGTTATTTGGAAAAATCTTTTCTAGTGAACCATCTGGTGATCCAAAATTAAATCCAATGAAAATTTTGGCTTTAAAGAAAGAACAACTAACAAATATTCCAAGATTTTTAACAATTGCTTTCAATTATGTTAGAACAATTAAATTTGAAGAAGAACCAGATTATCAATATATTATAAGAATATTTTCGGATTTATTGTTAGAACAAAAAAAATTAAATGGTGAACTTAAGCATAAAGAAGATGATGAAGAAGATTATGATCAAGACAATTACAATGATGACAATGATGAAGAAGAAAAAGAAACTTATGAATGGTCTTAAATAAAATAAAAAAAAATAAATTAACTTACATTTAATTTTATACTAATTAAACAATTATACACTTATACATTTATACAAATTATACAAATTAATCAATAATATTATATTTTATTATCATCATCCTCTTCAATAACAAGAATAATATTTTTCTTATTCTTTTTTTTAGATTTAATTGTATCAGAATAACCTACTAATCTTCTTCCTAATTCATTAATAATAGGTGTAGGTAATTCTGTTATTTCAGGTACTTCTGCTCCATAAGTTCGAGGTATTTTAGGAAATAATTTTATATTACAAGGCCAATGAGTTGTCATTCTTTTCTCTTCAAAAGCTTTAATCTTCTTAATAATTTGACTTTCTTTTGCTAATACTCGTGGCATATAACATAAATATGCAACACATCTAAAATTCTGTTTTTTTCGTCCTTTTAATGGTTCTAATCCACAATGTATTGTTCTACTATCCCATAATACCATAGATCCCTTAGGACATTTAATACACTTAGCAACACATCCTTTTTCCTTATAAAACCCTAGTTTTTCATCATCATCCATTTTATACCAGTTACTTGTATCTATTACACCAAACTTTTCCCCAAATTCAGAATGATAGTTATTACTACCTTCATAGAATGTTAATGTCCCATCGCCTTCATTTACATCAAGAGCAGTTACCCAACTTTGCACACATTTAAATTCTTTATCAACAAAACTTTGATCTGAATGATACCATAATTTTCTTCTCCAACCAGTTTTAGTTATTTCTGATGGCATATGAAATGAAGCTCCATCAAAACTTGTTAGTAAATCTTCTTGATTACATTTCCAAATATTTGAAAATACTTCAACACATTTAGGATTTTGTCTTAAATTCCATATAAACTGCGCGTGACCAATAGACCATTGCTGTATTAACATTGAGTGTTTTATAAATAATTTTTTCATATTTACCCAAGATTCCGGATTATTTCTATTAATAGGCGTTTCCCATGTTTGTGAAATAGTCTCTAATGTATCCCACATACCATTAAACATAGCTTCACATTCTTCACTATTTAATACATTTGGTATAATTGCAACTCCATATTTATTTATTGTCTCCATAACATTTTCTTTAGTTGTAACATATTTTTCATATTCATATTCAGGATTCATTTTTTATAAGTAATTTACAAATTTTAAAAAGTTTTTACAAGATATATAATAATAATTAATATGTAAAAATTTATGAAAAATATTTTCAATTTTTTAGATTTTGTATAAAAATGTAAAAATATTTTTACAAATTTACAATCATAAAAACAATCATAAAAAACAATATAAAGACAAATTACATACTATATTATAATAAAATGTCTGATAGTAGCGTTGAGAAGTTCACTGGTCGCGTCAAGTGGTTCAATAATAAGGCGGGTTATGGTTTTGTCACTATAACTGATGGTCCTAAGTCCGGCAGTGATGTCTTTGTCCATCACAGTTCCGTTAAGGTAGTTTCTGAGCAATATAAGTATCTTGTTCAAGGTGAGTATGTTGAGTTTGAGTTGTCGTCTATTGCTAATAGTAAGCACGAGTGCCAGGCAACTAATGTTTCTGGTATTAAGGGCGGAAAGTTGATGTGTGAGACTAGAAATGAGACTAGAACTTTTAAGAAGGATACTGAGACTGCTGAGCCTGTTAAGATGCCCAGATCTAAGAAGGCTCCCGAGGATGATGCTGTAAAGAGTGATGGAGCTTGGACTAATGTTCGCTCATCTAAGCCTCAGAGTAAGAGACCAACTACTGGAGGTCGTGGATCACCTAGAGGCCCTGCAACTGGTGGAAGAGGTAGAGGACAAAAGAGAGACGCTGTTTAAAAGTGAATATATAAAAATATAATCAATAAAAAATACAGATAATTTAATTTTGTTTATAAATTAATAAAATTAAATAACTTAAATGATAATAAAAATAATATAATATGTGTATTTATACTATAATACATGTTTAGTAGTTTAATGAAATCTTGGAACCCTAATTTAGGTTATTTAGAGCCAGGGTTTAAAAAGGATCTTTCTAGTTTTCAAAATGCTATTATAAAAGGAAATACAGATGAAGTAGAAAGATTAATAAATAAATATCAAAATGCCCATGATGCTTATGGAAATGAAATGAAAAGTTTTGATATTGTAAATTATGATTTTAAAGAACGTAGTAATAATGATGGTAGTCCATTATATTTAGCCGTAAGTGGAAAATATAAACCAGAAATTGTTAAAATTTTAATAGAAAATGGAGCAGATGTAAATTGGAAAGATAACTATTATGGTATTTCTATACTAACAAATGCTTGTATACAAACTAATATGATAAAGAAAAATACAGATATTCCAAGATTATTAATTGAAAATGGTGCGGATGTAAATATTCATGACAAATATGGGCGTAGTCCTATTATTTATGTTTGTAGAGAAAATATATCTACATATTATGATTTAGTAAAATTATTACTTGATAATGGCGCTAATGTAAATGATATACAAAAATATAATAATAATAATAAAACTAGTAATAAAAATGATAATAATACATTATTAATTTTAGAATGTAGTAAAAAAGGCTCTGATATAAATATAGATGTAATTAATTTATTGCTAGAAAGAGGTGCTAATATAAATGCTAAAAATAAATTAGGAAAAACCGCTTATGACTTAGCTGGTAGTAATGAAGTTAAACAAGCTATTTTAGCTCATTTTGAAATAGAATTATTAAATGGAATAGAACCAAATATGAATTTTATTTCATCATTATCACCTGAAGAAAGAGATGCAAGAACAGCAATTATATCAAGGTCTCGTAATGTATCTATTCATAAAATATTAAAAGATAAACATATTAATTTAGGTCATGAAACTCTAGAAGAACTAACAAGAAGTTTGTTAAATGAAGGTCTTGGCAAAAAAAAGCGAAAAACTAGAATTAAAAAGACAACTAATCGAAAACGTAAAATAACTAAGCGCAAATAAATTATAACAGCATAATAGCTGTCAATATTTTTGAAAAAATTGAAAAATATAATATATTATAAAACAATATAAAGCTACCTACATAATATAGTATATAAAATAAAATGACCGAGCAAAACGACCAATCATCTCCTGTATTTGAATCATTCAAGACTATTAATGATAGTATTACTTTATTTAAGATGCAAATGAATACTCTTCAACAAAATATTAAGACACTAGAGAAGTTGGTAAAGAAGGAGTATAAAACTGTAAATAAAGTTGTTAAGGCAAGTGCTAAGTCAAAGCCTAAGACTGATAGAGCGCCATCTGGTTTCGCAAAGCCTACTAAGGTAACTAAGGAGTTATGTGAGTTTATGAATAGACCCGAGGGCACTGAGATTGCCCGTACTGAAGTAACCAAGACATTATCTCAGTATATTAAGATCAATAATTTACAGGAGAAGGGTGAAAATTCTAAGAACCGAATTAATCCTGATGCTAAGCTAAAGAGCCTTCTTGGTATTAGTAATGAGGAGACTGAGAACCTCACTTATTTTACTATTCAGAAGTATATGAACAAGCATTTTATTAAGTCTACTACAAACAGTGCTGTAGAGAAGAGCGATACCAACGCATAATTTGAAGTTCATCGTCTTCATAAATAGTTGTAGTATTAGTCTCAATATCTTTTAAATAAGGTAAACATAAGTCACAATCGTAGTCAGACTTAATTTTTGTTATTAGTATACTGTTGCAAAATGGAAAAAGTAAATCATATATTTGTTGACCGCCAATAACAAATATTTTTTTATTTATTTCATCTTTTTGTTCCGGTTTAATTAAAAACTTATTTTTAAAGAAATCCAAAACTGTTGCTTCATCCCAGAAAAAAATATTTTCTAATTGGCTATATTTTGGATTACAAGTGTATTTTTCTGGAGTTCTTGTGATGACAATATTGATACGATTGGGTAGTGGCATTGCGTTTGGTAATGATAACAATGTTTTTGATCCCATAATAATAATATGTCCCGTTGTTTGTGTTCTGAAGAATTTCATATCTGTCTTACTTTTCCATGGTATTTTACCATCTTTTGCAATACCATATTTTTCATCTACAGCAACAATTGCTGTAATTAGATTTTTATCTTCTATTTGTAACATATTTTATATATTAATATTTTACAAATACCTTTTAAATACTAATTCCAAGAGACTAATTTATTTTTATTTAAAATTTTCTTTTGAGTAACCAATAATTGCACAAGCAATTCTTTTTCCAGCATTTCCAGTTTTTAGACTTTCAGGATTATCACCTTTTCCACAGTCATCTTCATCTTCATGAATAATTAGACCACGACCAATAATATTACATTTTGTTCCTCTAAGTTTTATAACATTATCATTAAATGTATATTTAGCTTCTCCTCTAATATTGCTTTTAATATTTCCTAAATCACCAACATGTCTCTCCTTGGCACCAGGACAACCATGATTTTTATTATAAGGATTAAAATGAGCACACATACTAGTACATTTATCAGTTAAATCACCGGCTTCATGAACATGAAAACCATGTAAACCTTTAGATTTTAAACCAGAAATATTTAATTCTATAATAACCTGATTATTTATTAAATCCTCTGTAAATTTAACAGTGCCTTTAATATTATCATTAAAGACCGCAATAGCATAAATAGGTTTATCTGTCATTATATTATATAAATAATAAATAAATACAGAACAAACTAACAAAAATACTATTATAAATATTTTTTCATATATATTATATTTTAAAAATTAATTTATATCTATCATTTTCATTTAGTTTTGTTCTTTTTCCTAAGAAATTAAAATATCTTTCTGATAATTTAAATTCATTTGGTTTCTTGTCTTTTAATACTTCTAATCTTACTTTCATTATCATACCAACTTGCCATATTCTTTTATGTGTATATTTTTCCTCTTTATAAAGTTTTTCTAATTTTTTAATTGTATTTTTAACATCATTTAAATTTGTATATTTAATATGTATTGTGTCTTTTGGATTTTTATCAATATAAACATCAAATGATTTTTTTGGATTATCTGGATTATAGAGAAAACGTCTAGTTTTATTATTATTATTTTTTTTAAGTTTTTGTGTTTTTTTCATTATCATTATATTATATTAATTTATATTTTTTTTATATTTTTATAAAAAGCAAAAAAATTGAAATTATTTTTTCTACCTAAAAACATTTTAATAAGTTTAATAACATAAACCTTTTAAAGAAATTCAATTAATATTTTAAATCAAGAGAAAATGAACAGTCAAGTTAATATGTGTGTGTCTAATAGTCAATTATCAAGAGAGCAGCAACTTATTGCAATTATTATATTTATGGTAGTATTTGGTGTTCTATATTTCTATAATATAGAACATATTATGAATAATCCTGTTTTCTTAGAAAATAAAGAAAAAGAAGACAAAGATGAAGAAGAAGTAGAAGAAGAAGAAAAAAACTGGGATATTTATTTTAAAAAGGATAAACATAAAAAAAAGGATGTTAATAAATGGTATATTCTTCCAGGACATAGAATTAGTAGATATAAGGGTGAATGGAAAGATGGATTAGCACACGGTAAAGGTATTAGAGAAGTATTTGGTTGTTCTGAACATGAGCATACTATTTTTGAAGGTACTTTTATAGAAGGAAAGTTTACTGGATATGGAAAACAAACTTTCGATATAACCAGAGATGAAGAAGAATTTGAACCATATTATGAAGGTGAATTTAAAGATCATAAACAACATGGTATTGGAACATACTATTATGGAAATGGTAGTTATCGTAGAGGAAATTTAGTAGATGGAAGTTTTCAAGGCAAAGGAATTTATTATGATCATGTTACTAATAGAACTTGGGTCGGAAATCATGTTAATGATAAGCGTGGAGATGGTGAATGGTTTGATGGAGAAATTGACTTGAAAGAAACAATAGAGGATAATGTAACTGAGAATGTGCAAGTCAAAATGAGATAAATAAAAATAAAAAATTTATATAACTTTATATTTGTATATGTGTATTTGTATAATTTAAAAATTAATTAATGTATTTTTTATTTGTCATTTTTCCATTTTTTTTTTATATTTTTTCTATTTTCAAAAAAATTGAAAATATTTTTCACAAGAAAATGAAGTTATTAGATATAAAATAACCCCACCAAATTAATAAGGAAAAGCTAAAACTACTATAACAATTACTAAGAAAATGTCTTCTACTAAATATACCTCTTATATCGGATTTGATAATAATAATAGTGCTTACAAGTTTATTAATAATGCACTTAATACTGATTTGGGAAATAATTATGATGATTATAGTTGCGATAACTATGAAATTTCAATGGATGGAAATATGGTTTTTGTAAAGTTCAATGAATTAAATAAAAAACAAATTATAGAAACAATGAATAAGATTTTAAGAGCTTTAAAGATGGATGAAAACTGTTTTAGCGTTATGGATAGTAATGATGAAGAAATAGATGTTTTTGAAAGTGAAGAAGAGACAAAGGAAGAGAAGAAGGAAGAGGTAAAAGAAGAAAATAATGACTGTTCATTTACTAGATTGGGATATACAAAATACCAGGTAAAATTTATCAAGATGATGAAAGATTATATAAATCAAATGACTTCTGAAAAAGAGAAGGTCAATAAGGTTAAGGTAGCAATAAATATGTTTCAATTTGTTATGGCTAATATTGACTTAATGTATACTGATCTTCTCCCAAGTAATAAAGATAAGGTTAATAGTATGATTAAAGGTTTAATTGATAAGGCTGTAGAAGTTAAACAACAAATATTTGCTAGTCAAAATTTACCATCAGATGTATCATCACAGGCTATTCTTGTTCTTGATACCGCACACAAAAATATGATTTCTGTTTATAATGATAATAATAAATAAAAATATAAAATATATAACTTTATATTTGTATATACGCATATTTGTATAATTTAAAAATTAATTAAGTGTTTTTTATTTTTTATTATCATTTTTCATTTCTTTTGCTAATTTTTTAGAAGCAATCCATATTTCAAATAAATTATTAATTCTAGCTTCATATTCTTCATCTGTTTCATTTTTATTCTTTAGATACTCTAATTTTAGATTTCTTATTTGTTGTTTTTTAACAAACTCATTAATTAAATCATAATCAATATCATCTTCTGGTAATGTGTCCATAATATGATTAATTTTTCTTTCTACAGCACTTGATATGCTAATTTCTCCATCCAATTCAAATACACCACTTCTACATTCTGCTATTAAATTGCCAGCTCTATAGTGAATATCCCAATAGTATTTACTTACGCCAAGATAATTAACAATTTTATCGTTATAATCCTTAATACGTTCATAATCTAAGTTTAACCAGTAAATTTTAATTTCATCTTTTGATGATATTAGATGAAAATCTGGTTCAATTATATATATTTCTCCATAATTTGTATCAAAAGGTTCTGTATTTAATACAATATTGCTTCCTAATAAACGATTAATAATCTCACAATGAAGGTCCTTTGTAAAATACAAAGACGAAACAAATTTGAAATCGCTGTTAGGATTACGAGTATAGTTGCAAGGTGAAAACTCCATTTTAATTAAATATTGTTTATTAGGTTTATATTATTTTATAAATTACATTTTTATAAAATAAAAGAGTTCAATTTTTAGACAATAAACATGAAAAAATGTAAAAAAATTGATTTTATCATTTTGATAAAAATTAAATTATAAAAGCTAATCTAATACATATCTAATAATTTTAAAAATAATGAATCCTAGTATTAAAGAGAAAATGAATAATAATTATAATAATTATATCAATTATTTAGTTGATGAGCAACGTAAAAAAAATATTGAAGAGCATAATAGAAAAAGAGAAATATTAAATCAAAAGGAAAGACTTTGTAATTCGTTAAAAACACAAACAGAGGTAGAACCTAAACCTAAATATAAGGAACTTTCTAAGGAACTTATGTTAGTTAGAATAACTGCTGAGCTTGAAACAAATGATCACTGTGGTTATTGTTCTGATGGAGATTGTGAATATAAAAAAAAAATAGTTAAGGTAAATACTATTGTGCCAGAAAGTATCTATAAGCCTAGAATTGATGATGAATTAACAGGACGTTTTTGGGGTGACACTTATAACTGGACAAAACACTTGCCTGTTCCAAATATTAATATATATGGTTCAGATTACTGCAGTTGTAAGGTTATAAATGGTGTAGGTAAGCATAAGTATAAATATACTGTCAAAAGCGTAAAAGTTATAGAAAATAAGATGTATAAGTGTAAAAGTAAAAAAGGATATTTACTTACAAAGGAATGGGGTAGTTATGATGAACAAGGAAATGACCCATATAGACACATAGAAACTCTAGATGAAGCAAAAAAAATAGCAAAACTACATAGCTGTAATATTTATGATTTAGATACAATGAAAATGCTTGCTAGATACCCATAGAATATAATTAATTTATGTTTGTACAATTTAATTTAATTTTAATTTAATTTTTTTATTTGGTTATAAATACATATAAAACATAAAAAACAAATATAATAACAATTTATAAACAATATAATGTCACATTTTAATTTTGATTTTGTTAGATCACCTGAAAAACTTAATTTATTAAACCAAATAAATGATAAACTTAATATTAATAAATACCCAAATAAAAAACTAATATTTGTTTATACTCCACCCAAGGTTGGATCAACATCTATTGTTAGTTCATTACGAATTTTTGGGTCGGCTACATTTAATATTATTCATATTCATGATGAAGAAATGTTAAGAATATTAGGAAATATATCAGGTGTTACTGTAAATGAAATAATACAATTTAATAAGCATTTAGGAAGAGATGTATATGTAATTGATGTATATCGCAGTCCTATTGAACGCAAAATTTCAGCTTATTTTGAGAAGGTAGGTGTATATCATTTTAATACTAGTGATGAAAATATAAATACATACAATGTTAATAAAGTAATAAATCGGTTCAATAAAATATTTCCACATATAGCAAATGGTGATCATTTTATGGATGTTTATAATATTGTTTTACCTCGAAAATTTAATTTTGAACAAAAATATTTAATTATTATAAATAATGGTATTAAATATATTAAATTAAGACTTAAGGATGCTAATATTTGGTCAGATATACTAACAAATATTTTTGGGCAAAAAATTTGTGTGATTAAAGATTATGAAAGTATAAACAAACCAATAAAGGATCTTTATTTAAGGTTTAAATCAAAGTATACTATACCTTCTAATTTTTTATCTGAAATTATGAATTGTAAATATTTAAATTATTATTATTCTCCAAATGAAATACAAGAATATATTAATCAATGGAATAATAAATCAACAATTCCATTTACAGCTTATACTGAAAATGAGTATAAAATGTATGAAGAACTAACAATAGAAAATGCACACTTAGATTATATACAAGTAAATCATTATATAGATGAAGGATGTTTATGTAAAGCATGTTTTATAAAACGCCAAAAAATGTCTTTGGACATATTACATGGAAAACAAATTACTGATCGACTAGTTCATATAGAAGCAAAAAATGAACTTATGACAAAACGCGTAGAAAAAGCAAATAAAATAAATGCATCAATACGACCTGTAATAAAAGGTGGACGAAAAGATTTCAAAGGAGAAATGTCTAATATTGTAAGAAATAAGAGATGATTATAAAAATTGAATAATAAAATATGTCTTTATTATGTAACTAACTAACAAATAAAATGAAAACAGAAAATTTTGTATTTAATAATGTAGAATATGTTATAAATATTGGTCAAAATAAGACTGAAAATTGGGAACTAATTGATTCTTCTGAAGAAACAGATATATGGTTTCATATTGAAGATAATCCATCATGTCATGTAATATTAAAAAATATAAATAGTATTAAAATTCGAGATATACCACAACAGGTTATTAAAAGAAGTGCATATTTGTGTAAAATAAATTCATCATTAAAGATAAGACAAATGTCAAAATGTAATGTAATTTATACACCTATTTTGGAAGTAAAAAAAACAGATATTATAGGGCAGGTATCTGTTATAAAATATAAGACAATTTCGACATAAATAAAAAAGAGGTTAAACCCTCTTTAAATATTTTAAATTAAATTAAATTTTTATACAAGATTATACATTTTATACAAGTTTTATACATTTATACAAGTTATTTAATTATTTTTACCATGAATTATATTTTTCCTCTGCGTCTGCCTCCTCAGCAAGTCTAAGTAATTCCTCTTCATAAGCATCATTTCTTTCTTGCTCTATATCCCAAATATTACTTTTGCTATCATTATTTTCATCATCATCATACAAGTAGTTTCCATTGTCATCATAGCATCTAAATTCAATATAATGCGTAATCTCATTTTTTCCGTGATAAGCTATACAAGGCTTACAATGTTTGCCAGTCTTGTAAACATATGAGTCACAAAGAGAACAATGAGAAGTTGTAGTAACCGTAATTTCATCATCATCATCATTTTTATTATAAAACTGTTCCATTTGACAATATTCTTCATATGTAAATCTTGGTAAATCATCAAGAGATTCTGTAATTTCTTCTTCCGATAAATTTTTGATTCTACGATTGTAATCATTTTCTGACTCATCATTATTTCTAGGATTGTCTTTTTGAATGCGAATTATTTTCTCAGCATAAGTTTCTTCTTTTTTATTGTCTTCACACTCTTCTTCCTCTTCATCTTGTCTCATAGGATCGTGTCTATACCAATTATCACATACTTTGCACTTTGACTTTCTGTAACAATCATAACAAAACACAATAGAGTAATCTTGGCATCGTTCATTACAATATTCCCATCCAAATGGGATATTAGGATTTCCGCAGTGGTGACAAGTTTTCAAATAATCAACAGCCTCAGCAATAGATAAATCATATCTCTTAGCATATTCAATAATTTCTTGTTCGTGTTCATCAAAAGCCTCTCTAGTAGTTTCTTCCTCTTCATTTATTTTTGGTTCTAAGTTTTTATATAATTCTTCTAATTTATTATCAATATTTTCCAAATATTTATTAGTTTCTAGCATAGTAGGATGTATAATATTAATTCTCTCTTGAGGGATATAGTCATCATTGCAACTTCTGTTATTTAAAAATCGTGCCATATTAGTATTTCGTTATTAGTTCGTCGTTAAATAATTAATTATTTTAATGTAGGTGTGTTAAGCCTTAGTAAAATGAAAAATAATGAAAAAATAAATTTCAATTTTTTTGGAAACTTAATAAAAATAGAAAAAATGAAAAATAAAATTTAAATACTAACATTTTCCGTAAAAGTACATTAATAGTATAATTGATAATTTGACTAATAATAAAAAACATTTAATAATCTAATAAATCCCCAAATTAGTAGTTCCGTGTTCCGTCTATTATGATAAATTAGTATATTTTTTTATAGCTTTGCTTAAAACTGATTTCTTGATGACTTCTATACCGGACCCTATAATTTGTTAGTTCATCACCTTTTTAGAACCCAAATAGCAACCTATTATAATGTCACTCATTTCCACTGTTTTGCTACTCATTTCTTGATGACGCTTAATCCGGACTTCTATACCGGACTTCTATACCGGACGCCCCATTTGTTAGTTCATCACCTTTTTAGAACCCAAATAGCAACCTATTATAATGTCACTCATTTCCACTGTTTTGCCACTCATTTCTTGATGAGCCTTATTCCGGACTTCTATACCGGACGCCTAATCCGGACCCCAACCCATTTGTTAGTTCATCACCTTTTTAGAAACCAAATATGAAACCCAAATAGAAGCCAACTATACACAGTATAAAAAATAACACTATTTAATTAATTAAACAAAATCTATATACATTTATGGTATAACTTCAGCTGCTTCATGTTTTTTCCTGATCTGTACATTATCGACATAATTCTCAATAGTTCTTAAATCTTCAACAAAATTACCCATTTCAAATCGATACACAAATACTTCCTTTTTCTGACCAATTCTATGACATCGTGCAATTGCCTGCTCCTCAACAGCCGGGTTCCAATGAGGACTGACAAAATATATCTCACTATAATTTTCTTGTAAATTTAATCCTTCACATCCAGTTTGTATTTGTAAAATTAACACTTCATTTTTCTCTGTCAATATATCATTCCTTTTTGAACCAGAAACGCGCCCATCAAATTTAGCTATTTTGTCTATTCCTCCTTCTCTTAATCGCTGCTCAACAATATCTATTTCTTGCTGAAAATGACAAAATACTATTTTGCCATTTTGATTATCTTTATTTTCCAATATTTTATTAATAACAGCATCCATTTTACTACTATGATTTAATGCTTCTTTATAATTATCTAAACCAATACATTTCATAGTCTTTTCATCATAATTCATATATCTACAAAATTCTTCTAATTGCTGAATAGCATTATTTACAAGACTAGGCAATATACATAATTGTCTAGAACGCATATATATTGGTAACGGTCCCTTATCCCCATATAGTATAGAACATAAATATTTATCATTTTTCATTGGTGGAACTTTGCCGCAACTAAGCCAAGAATGTAACTCTTCTGATAATTCTTTCTCTTTTAGATCTTTCCAAGGCACAATTGTCTTATAATTATACGCATCCGGTATATCAATACCAACTTGTTTTTTAGTCCGCTTTAAAATAAATTTATCCTGTAATAAAGGCAAATTGTCTTGATTTTTGTAAAAATATGGCGGCATATTTAAAATAGAACACAAATTATTGAAATCTCTTCTACTATTTTGAATTGGTGTTCCAGAAACTAGCCAACGTATATCAGCATGCATCATTTTAACACTTTTAGATCGTGTATTATTATTTCTCAAATGGTGCGCCTCATCAAATATAATACGAGACCAATGTATTTTATGTAAATCTGTTATTGAATTAGGAAAATCTTTAATATTTTGTAATGTTTTCTTTGTTATTGTAATTGCTCCATAACTAGTAATTACAATAGGTGCATTTTGTAAATCTTCAAGTGTATATTTTTTTTTATTTGCTCCATAATATATTAGAGGATTGTGTCCAGTTGTCTTCTGTATTTGTTTATTCCATTGCTCTATTAGTATTGGTGGTAAAACAATTAGTGTATTTTTAACATAATTACAAAACATCAATCCAATCATAGTAATTGTCTTTCCAAGCCCCATTTCGTCTGCCACAAATCCGCCTTTAACATATAAATTAGCAGTACTAATTGTGTCTAACTTTTTCTTTGTGTCTTTTTTAGTCTTAATATCTAACAAATTGATTGGAAATAACTCATTCTGTAAACACCATTTGACGCCATCATATTGATATTGCTTTTTATCCATACCACTATGCTCCAAATATTTATCAAACCGTTTCATCCTTTCTTCTATTACCTCTTCATTTATTACCTGTTGATTTGTATTATTATCCATTATCAAATATTCTATTTCTTTTTAAAAAGTGTAGCAGTCTATAATTCTTATTGCTTTTCAAAACTGGCGAAAAAAGAATTTCAATTTTTTCAAAACTATATAAAAATGAAAAAATAGCAGGTCCGGATTAGAAGTCCGGATTAGACCCCGCCATAAAACACTTAATTAATTAAAATTATACAAAATATACAAAATATACAAAATATATAAATTTTTTTATTTTTTTTTTACCATTCCTCATCAATCCAAAGAGCTCTCTTAGCTAAATTTTGTGCCGTATAATCAACTGGAGCAGGTACTGATTCGTATTCATAAGGGTTCTCATCATCATTATCACTATCATCTAAATCATCATATTGAGGAGGCTCTAAATCATACTTACTGATTTCAATGTTTTTAACAGCTACAGGTTGAGGTATATGAGCAACAGCAGCGGCTTTTGAAGCCCAAGTATTAGTAGTCTCTTTCTGTGAAACAACTGGAGCCAAAGTAGGGAAATCTTGTTGATCAATAACATTATTAGTGTCATTATCTTCTTCATCACTATCATCCATTAGGGCATCGAATTTGTTAGTTGATTTTTTGGCAACTGGTACAAAAACAGGCTGCTGAACAGTTGTAATTCTTCTAGCTCTCTCTTTTTCCTTGTTGTTCTGTTTGAGAACTGAGCAATATTTAACAGTGTGTCCGGATTTAAAGCAATATCGACATTGAAGAGCCAACAAAGTAGGGCAAGTAACAGGCGAGTCAGGGTTAGAATTAAGCCTCACAAAGTGAGCAGTATCTGTCTTTCCGGCATCAAAACAGACCTTGCAAAAGGGCTTATTATTATTATTATTGTTATTAGTATTCTTGGTGTAAGACATTTTTTGAGTATAAACTGGTTTCTAGTAATTTAATTTAAATTTAATGGGAAGTTTTTTAAGCTTATTAAAATGATTTTTTCTGAAAAATTAAATTTCAATTTTTTTGAAAACTTAATAAAAATGAAAAATATTGTCCAATTTTAAGAATTATTTGTTAGTTCATTTGATTTTTATGACCAAATTTTAAACAAATAATTTGATAAACTAACAAATAATACAATATTTATTACAATAAAAAATTAAATTAATATTTATATTACTTAAAAATGAAAATTATAAATTTTTTATACATTTAAATAGTTGTATATTTATCACATCCAGCAGCATGCCTTAGCGTATACTTTGTCTTCGACTTCCAATCAAATCCTGTAGTTTTCTCCGACATAACATACATATCTCCATGTTCTAAATCATTTATTGTCATAACATTACTTACCACATTATTATCATGATACCACGCATAACATAATGGAATTGTTGCTCCCAATCTAAACGCAATTACTTTTTTTCTTTCCGTATCACCATGAAACCCAATTCCACACTTTTTAACATCATAATAATAATTTCCTTCAGCTTGTAAATTTGTTCCTTTTTCGCCAATAATTTCGCCTAATTTATATCTAATTTGCTTTAAAAGCGGTACTTCATCAAACGCATATACTGTTCCCATTCCTTCTTCATAATTTGGTTCTTGATGTGCTTCTCCAAAGCATAAATTATGCCTAGCATGCTTATTTACAACTCTTCCATACATAAACGCTTTTGTATCTTTTTCTAATTCATCTTGCTCCTTAAATAACGCATCTTTACCATTTTCATCATCTAATAACGCATTTACGGCATTTTTTACCTTTAATAAATATGCAGGATTATCCTGCTGTAATTTTTCATCTTCTAATAACCAATGTAAATTTATAATAGTACATTTACAACCTTTTGATTCAAACCATATCTTCATCATATTTATATCATTCAAATTAAATCCATTATTTGATAATGTTCCAATCTTTTGCATACCCTTATGATTTTCGGCAACATCACCAAATGTTAAAGAGAAAGTCTTAACGTCACTCATTTTTTGCTAATATTTTTGCTAATATATGTAATTTATATTTATTTGTTCAATATAATATAGTGTTTAACTAATTAAAATGATTTTTTATGAAAAATAAAATTTCAATTTTTTGAAAACTTAATAAAATGACAAATATTTGTTAGTTCATTTGATTTTTTGGACCAAATTTTAAATAAATATTTTGATAAACTAACATATAATACAATATTTGTATGAGATTAGTGGATGCATTTTTTTCATTTTTACTAAGTTTTCAAAAAAATTGAAATTTTATTTTTCATAAAAAATCATTTTAATTAGTTAAACACTATATACATTGAACAAATCAAATTAAGTTAAGCCAAACGATTAAATTTAAGAATGAACAAGTCTGTTATGTCCGCTATCGAGTTATTATCTGCTAAATACAATTTTAATATTGAGGATGCTATTAATGTTTTGAATGAGAATAAGGCAAGATCGAAGTCTAAGTCAAAGGTAGTTGAAGCAAAGAAGGAAGTTGAGGATTTATTTGCTCAGATTGTTAATGATGTTGATGATGTAATAATTAATAATACTGATAATACTGATAATACTGATAATACTGAGGTTGTTATTAAGGATCAGGCTATGATGAATAGTGATGATTATAATAATGATTTACAAATTCTTATCAATAGTATTGAAAAGTATCCTATTACTTTGCCTGAAAAGATGCCTACTGAATATGATGGTATGTCTGTAAAAGATGCTTATTTGATGGCTAGGGTCAAGAAAGAGAAGGAGATGAAGCCAGCTGAGAAGCAACTTATTAGAGCTGTTATCAAGGGTGCGAATAAGTATCAGAAAGAGCTTGAGAAAGAGGCTGAGAAGGCAAAGAAAGATGCTGAGAAGCAGGCATTAGCTGAGCAAAAGAAGGCTGAGAAGGCTGCTTTAGCAGCACAAAAGAAAGCTGCTGATCCTAAGGAAATCGAGAAGCAGAAGAAGGCTGCTGAGAAGGCGGCTGAGAAGGCAAAGAAAGATGCTGAGAAGGCGGCTGCTGCTGAGCTAAAGAAGTTAGAACAAGAAGAAGCTAAGAAAGCAAAGATGGTTGAGAAGGCTAAGAAAGAGATGGAGAAGAAAATGACACCTGAAAATATGAAAAAGGAACAAGAAAAGATGAATAAGGAACTTGAGAAGCAGAAGAAGGCTGCTGAGAAGGAGCTCGAGAAGGAGAAGAAGGAAGCTGAGAAGAAGGCTGCTAAGGAAGCTAAGGAAGCTGAGAAGAAGGCTGCGGCTGAAGCTAAGAAATTAGAGAAGAAGGCACCTAAAGCTAAGGCTGCTAAGGCTGTTGAGCCTAAGGTTGAAGCCAAAGTAGAAGAGGCTCCTGTTAAAGTAACTGTTAAGAGAGTTAAAATTGCAGGACAAGAGTATTTGAAATCTAGTGCTAATATCTTATATAATCCTGAGACCCAAGAGGAAGTTGGTATGTATGATGAGGTAACTAATAGTATTAAGCCTTTACCTGATGATGAAGAGGAGGAATTGTCTGAGGATAATTATGATAATTAAATAATATATATAATCTTGTATTTTGTATAATTTGTATAATTTGTGTATTTTAAATATTAATTAAACAGTGTTTTTTTTTGCTACTCATTTCTATGTTTTTGTCACTCATTTCTTTGTTTTCATTATTCATTTCTTTTTTATTTTTATTTATGAAATCCATATGCTCCATTATATACTACATATAGTATCATATATACTACATATAGTAACATTATATACTACTATATACAGTGTATTTTTTGCTACTCATTTCTACTGTTTTGTCACTCATTTCTTGGATGCTATATAGACTATATACTGGACACCATTTTGTCTATAATTTGACACTGTAACGGACACATATACTGGATCCGGATTAGAAGTACGGTTTAGACTGCGATGACACAGTGATACAGTGCCGGCTATTGGGCAACTATTTTAAAACCATTTTAAAACTATTTTAAAACCATTTTAAAACCATTTTAAAATCCATTATAATAAAGTATTTTGTATTTTATTATAAACAAAATTTGGACAATCAGACTAAGATTAAATTATTTATTTTCTGTGTTTTCTTTTTTTATAAGATTTCCTGGATTTCCTGGATTTTCTAGAAGATTTTCTAGAAGATTTTCTTTTTTTAGATTTTCTACCTCCAATAGGAGTAGCAATAGTACTAGCACTAGCACTAGCATTATCATCAACAGGCACCCCAATACCAGCATTATCATCAACAGGAACCCCAATACCAGCATTAACCGTAATTGTACATTTTTTTAACTCATTAAAAAAATCATAAATGTTAAGGGTGTGAGTATTAATCGCACGTTGCTTCAAAAAATCCGTGTTTAAATGACCACTATTAAACTCAGGAAGAGTTGAAACATAGTTTTTATAATCATCATAAAGACTACTTAGACTCACTCTATCAGCAGTAGCACTGGCTAATTGTTGTCTTAAACCATTTAGTGTAGCAGTATGTCTCTCTTTAGTAGATTGTCTCAATGTAAAAAACGAATTTTTTTTTTCTTCAGTTTCGCTTATTTGAGAATTTAATGATCTTATTTTGTCATCAATATTATAATATCTCCCTTGATAAACTCCATTTGATGCTAAAATACGTTGAGCGTTTACCGCTCTATCATGATAAGTAATATTATTACAAAATTCACAAACTATTTCGTTTGATCTATTAATTTGTTGTTGAATTTGATGACCGAAATTTTGTTCTTCAAAAAAACTCATTTTATATACTATAAATATATATAAAAAATTCTAAAATCTTCTAAAAAACTATATAAACATAAAACAACAAATAATATAATGTTACTAAAAGAACTAGAAAATTTAACAAATATAATTGATGAAATTTCAGAAGATGATATTTCATCAATATTTACAGAAGAGTTTTCACTTGACTAATAATAAAAAAAATAGTACATAATTTTTAAAATTTAATTAAACCAAATTTAATTAATCCAAAATATAATCCAAAATATATTTTTTATTACCACTTGTCATTATCGCAACTGCTAGTCTCCGAAACAGTTTCCCATACAGTATCCCCATAAGCATTATCCAATTCCACTTCTAATTGATCTATTTTATTTTCTAATTCTGCAATTTTAGCCTGCTGCTTTTCAATCTCAGACTTCAATTTATAAATATATCTATCAAATTGATTATCTATATCAACTTTATAACACATAATATATACATATATAAAACAACCAGTAAATACTGTAAGAAACTGTGGCAATTCCTGTCCTTCATCAAATAAATTCCAGAGCATATTAAACGCATATTTAAAAGCCAATACAAAATAATAACATATATGACATATAATATAACTAATTGCTGCTCCAAATATTATATGAATTACACTAATAATACCGATATCCAATCCAGATATTAATTGAACAATAAATTCTTCACCAAAACTTAATTTACTATTTTTTTTATTATTATCATTATTATCATTATTATTATCATTGTCATTATTATCATTGTCATTATTATCATTGTCATTATTAAAAACCAACTCTTTTTCTGTTTCTAATTCAAAATCATATTCTGATATCATATGTTTATTATATTTTTTCTTATTATTAAACATATGATTAATAAATAAATATGTATTGTAAATGTTATTAAATGTATTAGACATTTTTTTAAAGTAATGGATTAAAAGTAATGGATTGAAAGTAATGGATTAAAAGTAATGGATTAAAAGTATATTATACATACATATCAATAAACTATTATTTTTTCAATTTTTTTATATATAAACTAACAATAAAGTAATAATAAACTAACAAATAAAAACTAGAAAATATAAAATTGAAAAACTTTATTTATTTTTGAATAAAATAAAATATTATAAAATAAATTAAAATAAATTAATCAATTATGTTTCAATTACAATCATATAAATCATTAGCACATTTTAAAAATGTGCCACCAATAATAAATCCATCAAAAATATATATTATTACAGATACAAATTATTTGTTAGATCTTGAAAATAAATATGACAGTTTTCTAGAAAAAAATGTAGAGCTACTAGATCTTTATAATATTATAGATGAACTTATAGACATAAGAAATACAATTACACTCCAAATAAGTAGAATAAGACGTAAAAAACAAATGTATAATTATTATTATAATAATGAAAATAAAGAAAATAATAATAATATTAATGAAAATAATAATCTGAAAAAAAATGACTACATATTAACTCAAAATAGTCTTAAAGAATACAAGTGTGGATGCAAAAATATAACATATCAAAATATAAATTATCAAAAACAAAAACAAAAAAACATAAAATCTAATCAAATACCTGTTATACAAAAACAGCAATATTGTGATAAACATTTAAATTTGTTAGAAACTAAGTATATTTTGGAAGAAGAACTAACAAAAATTAAAACAGAATTAGCAAATATAAAAAATAAAGAAAATGAAGTTTATAATAAAATATAAAAACAAAGTTTATAATAAAAAACAAAATTTAAGATGAAGATATAGCCGAATACCATTTAGCACTTGTAATAAAAATATTCCACTTAGCAGTAATAATAAGGATCCATCCAAATAAATAAAATAATAATGATGTCTCCTTAGTAAGTGGTTTCATACTTCTAGGATTAAAATAATAAATAAGCAATATAGCCATACAAATAGTAAATATAAACTCAGAACGCTCATGCCAATATACAAGTTTTTTATCCTTTTCTTGCTTAGAACTACGATCAGGATCATCTTTTTTTATTATATGTGACAAGATAATATGTCCAAAAGCAGTGATAATAAAAACAATCTTAATAAAAATAATAAATAATACTAGTAAATCAATTGGAGAGCCAAAATTCATTATATATATATTATCAAGTAAAAATAAAATAAAATAAAATAAATTAAATAAATAAAATAAATATATACTAATAAGTATAATGAATTTTAATTATAGCCCTACAAATATAAATTTT